CGCCCCGACACTTCAACTGCGCGCCGTTCTTCCCATGCGCCGTCCTTCACTTCTCCCTGTGCGCTTGCCGTCAGCCCTGCCGCCAGCAGCGCGATTGTCAATAATGCTTTCTTCATAGTTGCTTGATTTTAATGATTATTACACACTATTTCTATTGTAGATCCCATCGCACCTGCGATGCTCGACAGCACGTCGATGGTGGCTCCGTACTTCCCAGCCTCCAGTCGGGCGATATGCCCCTGTCCCAATCCCGACCGCTCGGCCAGTTCGGCCTGGGTCATCTTCTTGTCCTTGCGCAACTCGGCAATCCGTCGGCCTATGCGCTGCCTCTCTTGTTCGTTCTTTATCATAGTTCTTTTGCTTTTGAATAGTCTCTGTCTTTGAATAGCTCTGCCAGTCCACTGAGCTGCTTGAAGCGCAGCAGTTCGTCGGCATCCATTCCTATCTCCTTCATAATCCATTGGTCGCTCATGCCTGCCTTCTTCAGTTCGCCCACGATGTTCATCATCAGTTCGATGGAGTGTGAGCCTCGGGCGCGGTTGTGGCGGATGGTGCTGGCCATGCGGTTGCTCACGTCCTTGTCGATGATGGAGCAGGGCAACTTGCCGCCTTCGCGCTCGTAGATGTCACGGTGCAGCAGCATGGTGGTGTAGCGGTGGTAGCCGTCCACTATCTCATACTCGCCATCACCCAGGGGATAGACAACGATGGGCATGGTGTAGCCATCCTCCTTGATGCTCTCGTAGAGCAGCTTCATTTCTGGCGGTGCTACGTGGTTGGGGTTGTACGCATTGGCATGGATGTGCTCAATGGGTATCGCCTGAATGTTATAGACTGGTGATTTCATAAATCTTTGTATTTTTCTTGTATGGCCTTGCGGCGTTGCATTTCCTGTTTGGTGAGTGAGAAACCCATATACTTGCACAGGTGGTCGTTCTTGATGATGCAGATGCACATGCGTTTGTACGTTGGTACCTCCTTGAACTGAGCGATGTCGATGTCGTCGAGGTAGTCCATGCGCACAGGGTGCTTCGTGGTCTTGTAGTTGGTGTCGCTCAGCACCTCGATGTTGACCCCCGCCTCGCGCAGTTCCTCGATGGTCTCGTCACTGAGGCAACCTCCCCTCGTGCGCCAGAACCGTATGCTGGTCTCGAGCTTCAGCAGATAGCCCTCGCGTGTCTCTTTCGGCAGGGTCGATAGCAGGAAGTACATGTATTCCTTCCACGTGAAGTGTGCGGGCTTGGTGATGCTCTTCCATCCCATCATGGCGGTGCCGCCGTAGAGTCCGGCAAAGTTTACACCGTTGACACGCCCCACCAGTCGTCCCCAAGTGTCGGGCTCGATCACTTGGTAGAGCCTGAGTGCGTCCTGTCCTGCACTGAGGAATGGCGAGGCGACGCGCATCTTGGAGAGCGGAACACCTGCGAGGTACATCATATCGTAGAGCCGGTTGTAAGGCCATCGGTTGCGGGCGTTGGCAGTCCACACGTCCTCCACCGTCCAGTCGTAGATGGGATAGACGGCCACGCAGCCGCCCATGTCGGTGGTGTAGTCGCGTCCCTGGTAGTTCTTGCGGTTCTCGCGCTCGGCATGGATGGTGCGCCAGCGGTTCAGACTCTCCTGTGTGCGGATGCCTACCAAACAGGCGGTGCGCCCCTTGCGCTCGCTTATCCATTGCCCGAAACGGTCTTGGAAGTCGTAGTCCCATTGGTCGGCACTCCAGAAGGGGAACTCTCGGATGGTCATTGCTCCCTCCGGCATCGGTCTCACCCAGATGTCTTGCTTCACGGGTTCCCAAGGTCGCCAATACGACTGGAACATCGAGGTGCAGGTGGTGACCATGAAGGGCACGCAGACGTGGTAGATGTCGGCCTCGTTGCGGTATCGGTCGAGCGTCTCGCGCACATATTCGGTGGTCAGCTGGTACTGTGCCTCGTAGTCCATGTGGTAGATGCCCCACCGCTTGCCCATCCGTCGGGCTATCTCGGCGGTCAGTTCGAGCATCACGCCTGAGTCCTTGCCACCGCTGAAACTGACGTAGCAGTAGTCGAACTCCGTGAGTGCCCATTCTATGCGCCGCTGTGCTGCTTCAAAGACGTTCATATAGTTCCTCCTTCGTTATTTTCTTCAGATATTCACTCATGCTCACCTTCTTCTTGATGTTCTCGGCCATCATGTGCTCCAGCCCTACGTTGCCTGTCAGTTCGTAGTAGTGGCAGTCTTGCTCCTGCCCAGTGCGGTAGGTTCTGCGCGAGGCTTGAAGCAGCAGGGCGTAGTCCCAAACGCGGTCGAAGAATATCGTGTGGCGGTATGCCTGAAGGTTCAGCCCTAACGACTCCTTCTGCATCGACAGCACCGTGACCCGTGGCCAACGCTTGCGGCATTCCTCTTGCGCCACGATGAAGCGACAGAAGATGATAGTCTCGTCTTGCGGCAGGTCTTGGAGCAGTCGGCTGACGGCCTCCATCTTGCCTTCGTCGATGGTGTACGCCACTTGCATCTCGGTGGTCATGGCGAGGAAGATGTTGTTGTTCTTCCACTCCAGCGTCTCGTCGCTCAGGTAGTCCTCCTTGATGTCGTTGTACCGCTGGCGGCTCTCGTCGGTGATGCAGTAGGGGACGTTGTGCCACTTCTGGGTGATGTTCAGCCGCAGGTCGCACTCATAGACGTAGTGACGAATCAGCGAGTGCAGATAGTCCACGTTCTCCATTCCCGTGACATATTCCTTCGTGTACGACCTCATGCCGATGCGCTTGGTCACTCGCGTCCACTTGGTGAAGGTGTTCTTGTACTCCGTCAAGCTCATGCCGAGTATCTTCGGCGACAGGAACTCCATCTGCGGCCACATGTCGAGCAGGTTGCGCGAGACGGGCGTGCCGTTCAGCACCAGCTTCCACTCTGCCCGCTTGCCCACCTCCAGGATGCGCCGTGTGCGCTTGGCTTCGGCATTCTTCACCTTCAGGCTCTCGTCAACGATGACCATTGGCACCTGTGCCGACTCCACGCCATTGAGCAGTTCCATGTAGATGCGGCCACTGCCTGACAAACTCTCCACACCGTAGTAGTGAGCCGTCATCGTGAAGCCGCCCCACTTCTCAGCCTCCTGCCTGATAGCGTCGAGTGTGCGCAGCGGCCCCACCCAGAACACGTCGGTGGCGGGTGTCGAGTTGGCAAGCGTCATAGCCGCCCTCGTCTTACCCGTCCCCGGCTCCATGAAGAGCGCACCCACGCGCCACTCGTTCAAGTGCTGGATGGCTGCTTGCTGTTGTTGGGTGAGGGTGTTCATCGTTTCAAGTCGTTTATTTCGTTGTTCGCTTTCGGCTCGTGATATTCAGGAATATGGTGTTCGGTAATAATTTCCACCTCTCCGAGAGATTTCATTATATTATAATATTGCTTCTTCTTATCCTTGCAATGCCCGACGAGAGTATATCCGACAAATGAGCCTACGTTAATATTGTAGCATTTATAACTCTGCGACCATACACCATAAAAGAACGTGAATTGCTTGCCCTTTTTGTTGGCGTAAACGGGAGCCGTGCAAAACTCTTTCTTCAATTCTTCTATCTCGCTCTCAGATAGTTTGTTGAACTCCATACCATTATGGCCGTTAGTCCAGGAAAGTTGCTCGATAGCGTCTTCCTTCTTGATATAGCCGTGACTGATTTCTTCCAGAGCAGATGATGAGATCGTTGATGAGAATTATGATTTCTATGAATATGACGGCGTTGAGAATATCCGCGTACAGCGGCAAGGCGGTGACGGTGACGAGGATTT